ATATATCAGCACTTATCCACGTATTAGTAATAATGATTAATCACGATGAAAGGCTTGACAATGAGTAAAAAAGATGATACAGTAAAAGAAACAAAGTATGTATATACACATTTAATTAAAATACTTGTGGAGAAACATGGTTGGGATAAGTACCCACTGATCACAAAAGATTCAGTAGTAGAAACACAATGGGAAGGTCAACCAGTTAAACATCTTAAAATATAATGCCATTATTTTATATCAGAGAAAAATTTAAAAAGAGAAAGAGATTACCCTTGACACCATCTCTCAAAAAAGCAAGAGAGAATCATGCCGAGTATCTCAAATCTATCGGATATAAAAAGATACCAAAATCTGAATACACAGCATTTAATGATATCAATATGTTAAATGCAGATAAAAAAAGAAAGACAGTGGCAATCAAATCAATGAATACTACTCACATGGGTAATGGTGCACCAAAGAGAAAAGCAATTGAACATAACTTTACTGTGGCACCTGCATATAATAAAGGTGCATATCAAGTTATTAGTAAAGATGATATCAAAGATATAGGTAAGTAATGAAAGAGAAAGATAAAAGTTTTGATGAGTGGTGGGCAGAAGAGGAAGAGGTTATGAAAATATCTTTAAAGGTGTCTAAACAATGGAAAAAGTTAAGAGATGGTAAAGCACCTGCCAAAGAGCTTGTGGATAGATGTGAAGGTAGAGGCGAAAATGGCGAAGAAACAAAGAAAGAAAAAAAGAAAAAATGAAAGAGTTTGATTACGATTTAGATTATAAAAATACTTTGTTTATTCCTAACGATAAAAGATATAGAATAGGTCGTGGTGAACAAGGTGTTCTTTTAGTTCGACCTTACACAGATGATATTTGTAAATATTGGCGATTCAAAACACCTGCTGAAGCAATGATATCAGCAACGAGAATATTATTTTTATATCACACATATAAAGATAAAAATGATTTTGTAGGTATGGATATGGCAAGAAAGTTTTTAGAGATGGGTTTTACAAGGGCAAGAAGATATGCCAACCATAAAGATGGTAAAAAATATGATAAGAATGGTAATGTAAGACCACAAGAAAAAGATTGGGCGACAAGTATAAAGGCACAATCAGCAAAAATATTCAAAAGGGCAAGAGATATAGTTTGTTCTGATGAAGACTATAAACAAATGAGAAAAGACTGGAGGTCTTATGAGTGAAGAATCTTTTAGAATGTTGTTTCAACAAAGTTTAGAAGACAATGTAAAAGAGTTAGATTATTGGTCGACTAAGTTTAGAGGCAAGATGCCTAAGAGTGTAAAGAACAGGGTTGAGAAACTAAAGTATGTCTCAGGAGTACAATATAAAGCAGAACAAGAAAAACAAAAGGAGAGTAAAAAAGATGCCTAAAGAAATAAAACCACTATCAATGATATACAATGAGTGGTCAGAAATTAAAAATTCTGATACTAAAACGATTGTAAAGTGGTTAAAGAAACACCAAAGAATGGAATTACCATATGATATTCATTGGGAAAATTTAATTAAATTTAATGAATCTGGTAATTGGCCATCAATAGTTAATGAATCAGAAGGCACTGATTTAGATGAAAAAGAAGAAAATCTATACGAACAGATTATGTCTGATGATGTTGGTTTGACAGATGCTGAAGAATCCCTTACAGATGAAGAATTAGAGGCAATTTTATAATCTATATAAATAAGAATATGAATATACAAATATATACAAAACCCAACTGTGTTCATTGTGTTCAGGCAAAAGACTTGCTGACTAAATGTGGACTAGCATATAAGGAATTTACAATTGGTATTCATATTACTGTAGAAGAATTGGTTGAACATCTAAAACGTAATGTGAAACAAGCTCCTCAAATTGTTATTGACAAAGAAGTAGTTGGTGGTTTTAATCATTTGAAAGAATATTTACTTGACAAAGGTTATATCAATTATAAGGGAGATATCATTGGAAATAAAGAACGACAAACAGTACCAGACGATGCGTGAGAAATTTGAACAGCAACAAAAGAAAGCATTTCAAAAAGAACTCGGATTAAATGGCATACTTGAATTTTTTGAATTGAAAGAAGCGATAAAAGATTATGACAGCAGAAATAATAGACTTCAAAACACAAAAAAAGATAATCCAAAAACAATCGAAGCAGTCTGATATAGAATTAGATCAAAAAATGCTGGAACAACAATCCAGAGATTTTGCTAATTCTTTAGTAGATGATTATATGGTTCGTCTAATACACGAATGGCAAACAGAGGGTATGGGTATAGGGTCTACTAATTGGAAAGATTCAAAGAAAACATTCAAAGAGATTGGTTTCTTTATTGAATCATTAAGAGCATTGATACATAAAGAGTTTGATTTGAAACACCCAATGCATATTATGATTGATAAAATGATGAAAATAAAGCATGATAAAAAACAAGATAAATATTATTCACAGATTCAATATATTATACCAACAGAAAAGACTGTGGAATTTGAAGGTGAAGAATTAGAATGATTTTGATTGACTTAAACCAAGTAATGATTTCAAACCTAATGGCACAATTAGGTAGTAGATCCAATAATGATGATGTCAGCGAAGACTTGATAAGACATATGGTATTGAATACCATTAAGAGTTTTAATACTAGATTTGGTGAAGAATATGGTGATATAGTTATTTGTTGTGATTCCAGACATTATTGGCGTAGAGAAATATTTCCAAATTACAAATGGGGTAGAAAACAAAGTAGATCAGGTGATACACTTGATTGGGATTTAATCTTTTCTATTTTCAATAAAGTAAGAGATGAACTCAAAGAAAATATGCCATGGAAAGTTATGGATATCTATGGTGCAGAAGCAGATGATATTATTGCAACACTTGTAAAACATAATACTGGTGGTAAGGTATTAATACTTTCAAGTGATAAAGACTTCATACAATTACAAAAATACGATGGTGTAAAACAATATGCACCAATATTAAAGAAGTGGGTAGATGGTGTGGATCCTTTGAGATACATAAAAGAACATGTTCTTAAAGGTGATCGTGGTGACGGAGTACCTAATTTCTTATCACCAGACGATACATTCGTCAATGGTATTAGGCAAAAACCTATTAGTAAAAAGAAATTAGACTACTGGATTGATAGTGATCCAAAAGGTTTCTGTAATGAATATCAGTATAGAAACTTTCAAAGAAATCAGCGACTTGTTGATTTCGACTATATACCTAAAGAGATAGAAGAAAGTATCTTATCAGAATTTGATAGTGTAAAAACTGCCGGGAGACATAAGATACTAAACTATTTTGTTAAAAATAAATTAAACGATTTAATCGGAAACATACAGGAGTTTTAAAGATGGCATTTGATGAAGAAGGAAAGTTTGGACCAACCCTAACATTCCATGAGATATTATTAAAAGTAAATAATGCAAAAGATAAACCTAAAAAGTTAAAAGTTTTACAGCATTATGATACAGCAGAATTAAGAATGGTATTGAAAGCAGGGTTTGATCCTAAAATAGTCTGGCAATTACCAGAAGAAAGACCACCATTTAACGAAAACGGTGCACCAGAAGGCACAGAACATACTTATCTCAAACGAGAAGCAAGAAGGTTATATCACTTTATTGAAGGTGGTAATCCAAACCTATCTCAAAATAAACGAGAAGCAATGTTCGTTCAGATATTAGAAGGTCTAACTTCCGAAGAGGCAAACCTACTAATCGCATGTAAAGATAAACAATTAAATAAAAAATATAAGGGTTTGACGGCAAATCTAATCAAAGAGGCATTTAATTGGAACGATTCTTTTATGAAAAAGTAAGTAAAATCAACACTTTTAGGTGCGACAAAATGTGCCAATTTAGTGCTTGACTATTACGGTAATATTTGATAATGTATAGATATGAAAACAAGATATAAGATTATTTACAAAGAACATGGTTCTAGTGAATGGGCAGACAGTATTTTAAATACTCATGCTCAAGTAATGAAGGCTAAAGATCATTTGATCGATAACTACATTGCTTCAGATATCAAAATATTTGAAACAGTGGATAATAGATGTGTTTTTAATGCAGTAGATTTAATTGATTACAATACTGCTGTTGAAGACGTTGAAAGAATTAACCCACACATATTTT